TGTCCCAAGAAGTTTTACCTTCCTTGCCAATTTTGTTTAGCATTCCTGGTGCGTAGTGGCAAATATCTGCGATCGTAAGTCTGCGACCAAAATCGGATTCGAAAGGAAAAGGTATATCGTGCCGTTTGGCAAGACCCTTATTGTCCGGGGCCTTATCCATGATAACACTGAATCGTTTAGAGGTATGTTGGGCGTTAGTATATACCAGTCCGTGAGCTGTTGCGATGAAAGGTGATGCGCAGTCAAAGGAAATAGTGAAGTTTTCATTTACGTGTTTTCTTATTTGACGCTGGATACTTGTTAAGTAACAAGCCCAGTCTAACTGTGCGGTGCCTAAGAAGTGCATCCAATCTTTGCCTTCTAGCATACCGTCAAAACGCATAGTGATCAGTCTGCGTAGTGTAATAGGCATCTTGCACATATTAGCACCACCCATAGCCCAACCTTCTGCAGCCTTATCTCCATACTTACTAGTATCGGAGTATTCTTTTACACCTTGATACCAAGCTTCTGCGTTTTCCCAATTTGAACCTTGCAGAACGTTTAATAATTTTGTTCCGCCGTCTTTAGCACCAAGTCTATTTTGAATGAAGTATTCGTTATTGAAACGAGTCTTATCTAAACAATCTTCAAAAGTCTTTAATCCAGTTTTTGGACTATGAATATGGTCACAAGCCCAAGTTGGAACGTCCAGCATCATTGACCAATCAGCAGTAACATCTAGCCAAGTTAAAATCTTTTCTCGAACTTTGTTAGCTTCTGCACCTTCAAAGTTCTGCCAGTCAAACTTAATAACACCTTTACCAATCTGATAACCACCTGAGTCACCTAAGATCATTGTTTTCGAACGATCACGCTGTTGAATCATAGATTCTTGTGTCATAGACTTAGTAATGTCTAATTGAGCATGACCTGCTGAATACAGAGCGAACTTGTAATAAAAATATCCTTGTTCTGGATTAAGGAAGTTCATTCCTTCGATGCCACGATCAAATCCTTGTGGAATACGTTCTTTGGGAATAAATTCGCCTTCTCTTTGTTTTGCAATATAAGTGCTGTAAAAAGAACTAATAGCTGGTAAGTATACCGCATAGTCCTTTTGTAATGGTGTTAAATCAACTGGTTGTTTGTTCATGGTCTCTCGCTAAAATTGCTGTAAGTTCTAATCTTTCTCTTGCCTGTTCTAATTGATCAAGTGCGATACGAACGGCTTCGCTGTTAGAAGCCAACTCATACCATTCTTTTTCCTGTTTAATTTTCTTTAATGCCCAATCGATAGCCTGCTCAGCTTCGTGATGCAAGCCTACAGATACTGCTCCCATATTCAGTTGCATCCAGTTATTGCCATCGAACACTTCCATTCGTTGCGAACTGGTATTGTATCTCATGTTACCAACGCCCTGTGAACCAGAGTAGTTGTTAATATATGTGCTGGTGGATCCGCCCGATACCTGAACATATCTACCAGTGGGCATTACATTACTAATCATTAGGCCGCCTGTGCTGGAATAATGTATTTGTAAGTTGCTAAACCACTGTCTAAAGTGATTTGAATAGCACCTTCATTACTTAGACTCATCTTTGTATTGTTAACATCTGCAATTTTAAGAATTGCTAAGATTGGTAACACCGGCCAAGTCCAGCCGCGATCCAGTTTACCTGCTACGTTCTGTGCAAACACAAACTCACCACCGTGTGTAGAAGCATCACCAAAGATAAACTTTAGATTGCCGCCGTCTGTTTTAGCAAGGAATGTTGGATGTTCGTTGTTAGCACCTGCTTGGAAGTTGAAACGTTGAACTGCTGCCACTGTTGGTTCAATTTCTACATCCCACTTAACACCACGGAACTTGACAGTCTTCATCTTTTCGTTGATGATTTCCTGATTCATAAAACGATAGTCATTGCGGAAGTCACCGTCTTTGTTTTCAAAGTGGATACCTACCGGAATAGTTTCGCCATTTCGTTCTGCTGTAGTAATATTAATTTTAGCATCGTCTTTATATTCGCTGCCGTCTAACAAATATTTGAGCTTTTGTAGTTGCGGCATACCAAACACACCAATCATGTCTGGATAAGGATTAGCAGTTTCTGCCTCCATAATCACAGAACGATCATCTGCCATCGAATTGATAGTAGTTTTTTCTTCTGTGCCTGTAACTTTAACAGTTGTTAGAAAGCCAAGGTTTTGTGTATGGCTTACGATGTCTTGTAAAATATCTTTCATTTAGAGAGTCTCCATGTATATTAAGATTATATTTAGATCGTGAGTAAAAATCAACCTTGAAATCACTCAAAATCAAACAATTTGCTGAATGTATTATCCGACCTTGTTGAACTGATGTCCCATTCCAAAACACCAATTAGGTTTTCTAATTTTTCGTCGATGACTGTGGTTTCCATTTCGCCATCATCAAACGGTAAATCTTTAAACCATTGAGGTAGTCTGAGTTCGTCTACAGGATATGCAACGCTAGTATAGCCCATAGGATTATCTTTGATCTTGCAGACAATGACCTTTGCTCCGTCTACAATGCCCATACTATACTTGTCGTCAAACATACGTTTCAAAGTATTCCAGTTCAAAGAAGCTCTAACATGACCTGGCATATTGGCCTTGCCTTGTTTCTTTTCTTTGGCAGCATACTCAGTGATGTTATTAGCTCTCTTAGGCGAACCTTTTTCCCAACCCGGTCTAGTTTTGAATTCTGTTCTAAAATCTGTGATATACCCTAGAATTTCTTCTTTAGGAACACCATTTAGAACACGAGTTAATACTTCGCTTAAGAAGTCTTGGATAACAACCGGGGTATCTGACCTCTTGAGGTCGAGCCCCATGGCTTTAATTTTGCCTGGTTTCCCGTCGACGTCTGACCGCTTTCCTTCTTTGTCGTAGTAGAGGACTGCATATCGTTTTTTGGTAATGAATAGTCCTTTGGAAGCAACAATCTCGCGACCTGCCTTAATGACCTCTCCTCGAGATTTGGGGACGTGGAATGCATCGGACATGAATTTGACGAATGTTCCATTTACTTCTTCTCCTATGGTATCATAAAGTTCAACGACACTTTCCTTAGTCCAAGGAAGTGTGCCTTTCTCGATGTCCTTCTTTAGCGTAGAATACGCAGAGAAGTAACAAGAGTCTGTGTCACCGTATATGACCGCTTTACCAACATGATCATATTCTCCGGTTATAATTTCGTTTACCTTACTTGCCATATGCTTGGCAATCTGTCTACCAGTAAGAGTTGTGGACTGTCCGATTCTATTATCAAAGAATCTACAGCCGGGATTAAGAATAGCACCATACAGTGAGTTAAGATTAATCTTTTTAACTAACTGACGTTTATCCCAATATTCTTCCTCAATTTTATTGCCAGCCTGGATACATTCTTTTAATTTGGCCTGCATTTCTTTACGTTCTTTATACCAACGTGCTAACAGCCCTGGAATGATTCCTTCTACTTCGTAAGTAAAAATAGTCCCGTTGGCTGAAAGCATCCAAGGTTGATTGCTTTCAAAAATTAAATCATAGATTTGTGCGGCGCTGAGAGTATCGCTACCACTACCCTCCCAATCGATAGTGATTTCTCTACCGACTTCTCTGTTCATTACAGCAGTATATTCAAGGCTACCAAAGATACCTTCCCATGCTGCCGCGAATGATTTGCCTTTGGCCATTTCTGCTTCGATATATGCTTTAGTTCCGTCTGGACGTAGTTGGCCTACAATAGTTTCCGGACCCATGTTTAATGCACGAATCGCAGATGGATACAGTGAGTTGATATCAAGTGAACCGATCCACTCGTGGATGCCTTTCTTAGGATAGGCAACATACGCACCTGCGGCCTGTGTGTCTCCGTGTTCGTCCATCTTTTTACGATTGGGAACGATCATTCCTCGTCTATGAGCTTCATTGATAATCGCCTGTTCAGTAACAGCCACAGCACCCATAGTAGTCTGTAACAGAACTGTGTTTTCGTGTGCAATCTTGTTAGCTAGATCCAAGAACTGTAATTTTTTATCTAGTTTATCTAAGAGAGCACAGTCTTGTCTATTATATTCAATGAACTTTTTAAAGTCATTGTTATAAAGCTGATCTAATGTTCCTTCATAGACAGTTTTACTTTCACCGATTTCCATTTCACCGATCGCATCCAATCGATATGTGTGGCGTTCTTCATAGGTATATTTTCTATAAAGTTCGAGACTGTCAAGATGAACACGACCAATTAGATCATAAGTAACAGCACTCTTTCCATATTTTTCGTATTCTCTTTTCTTAGGATAACAGTTCCAAAGACAGAAACGTTTAGTATCCTCTTTTGACAGAACTTTAGTTACACGATTAACTGTATAGGGAATATCGAAACCTTCTGAGTTCCAACCACTTAAAACATCAGCATCTTCGATAAGATCTAAGAATGTATCTAACATCTCTGCTTCGGTTTCGAACAGCATAGTATTAGGAAAATCTTTTACAGCTTCTTTAGCTTCGATGATATTAATGGTCTTTGGGGGAATGGCTAAACAGATTAATGTGTCCATCCATTGCAAATGAACAGCGATAGCAGTAATAGGCATAAATGCATCTTCTGGCGAAGCATAGCCACGTTCTGGATCAAAGTCCACTTCAATATCAAAGAACGCTACGTTCAGTTTTGGAGCATCGACATTTAGATAATGATCTTCTAGACAGCGATAAATGGGGTTAATATCGCTTTCGTAAAGTTTTTTGTTTGAATGTATCGCAAGTTCTTTGCGAAGTTCTTTGATATTTTTACAACTGACCTTATTAAGAGGCTCACCCTTGATAGATTGATATTTTCCTCTTGGGTCGTGATAGTAAAAAATGTGCTTGGCAGGGTAGTCTTTAAAATGCCTCTGCCCTTTGTCATCACGCTCAACGACACGAATCATGTCATCGTCGCGATCATAGAATGCGTCAACGTAACTCAAATTTTTCTCCTATGCAATTTACGGCTTGCAAATACCTAACTTGCGGTTTATGGCCTCGCCTACCATCTAACTTTATTTAACTAATTAGCATTCTCACCAGCCCAAGCGTATCAATGGTGGTGAGCAAGATGTAGTTAGCCAACATGCCAAAAGATTTCCTAGTCCAAGCAGCCCAAGCATACATAGCACAACCAGCGATCCAAACAGGATATAAAGCAAGGAGTGGAGGATTGGGAACCGTGAGCGCCATAGTGATGCTGCATCCAATTGAGACAGCCCAAGCAAGGAGCTCAATAATAAAACGTAAACGGTTAGATGCCCAATCATCTTTTATCCATTCTATTGTTGGGCGGAATATATCATTTATCATTTAGTCCTTTTCCGGTAATTTCTTAGTTACGCCAAGGATCATTTCAATTTCATCCCACTCTTGCTCGTGTTCTTTCCAATTGTCTTTGTGTGCAATACGAATAGCTTTATTAATCCAGCTTGGTTTGATTTGTAGTTCTTCGGCAACTGCTTTAACAGTTTCTTTTAAGCCTTCTTGTAAATCTTCTACTTCTCGAAGCACATTACCGCCTTCATTAATGAGACGTTCTAGTTTTGCTTTTTCTTCGGGACCGTAAATTTTTGACATTTGTTAACTCCAAGTAATAATGTTTATTATATAGCCATAAAAAAAGCCGGTCAATGAATAACCGGCTTTATTTTACCAAAATAAAAATTATTTTTGATCTTCTGCTAGCACGTCATACATTTCAAATACGCCGCCGTTGCGCTCATAAATTAAACCTGCATATAGATCTGCTTTCATGCCTTCGCCTAGTTTGGCTTTAGCAACACGCTCTGCCCATGTAAACAATGCTTTGTCTACAGGATCGATCTGTTGTTGACCACCACTTTCTTGAACTAGCTTAACCATGTCTTTGAAAGATAGTTTTGTTTCGACTGATTCTGCAACTACTTTCTTAGAAGTTTTTACAGACTCATTCTTTTTACCAAAATACTTTTCTTGTTTAGCACTCATGCCTTTCTTGCCATCTTTCTTGTCACCGCCTTTTTCGGCAGCAGCTTTTTTCATTGGCTCTTTCTTGTCACCGTCTTTGTCAACGTCTAAGAAATCTGGCTTAGCACCTTCGTCCATTTTCTTTTCTTTCTTGGCTTTTTTATCTTCTTTATCAGACTTCTTAGCCTCAACCATCTTTAGGAATTTGGATTTAAATTGATCAGGATCAATAGATTCTTTTTTGGCTTTCTTTGGTTTGCCGCCTTTGTTTGCCGGAGCATCTGTATCATCGTCATCTTTAGGCTCTTCGCTACCACCATACGCTGATGTAGATTTGTGAACTAAACCAGTTTTAGTTTTAGTAGCAACACCTTTCGATGTAGTTTTCTTGTCGCCTGGTTTCGCATCAGCATCGAATACTTCGTCTACTTTCTTTTCTTCTTTCTTTTCTTCGGCTTTTTTCTTAGCTTCTGAGATATAAGAAGAAGTTCCTGCTAGAACACGTAGTTGAGCATCTTCGTTAAGCTGAACTGCTTTTGGTAATTCTGGAGCTGGGATAACTTCAATTTTGTCATCCATCGAGCTAATTTTTGTAATTAATGATTTAAAGTCCATAGTCCTGATCCTAAAGGTGTATAATGTATTTATCTCTTGACTGCTGAGCCGCCAAACAAGCTAACGCCTGTATCCAGAGCATTTCTAGCAGTTCCGTCGGAATTTTTTGGTTGAGAAACTTTGGGCTGAGGAGGCGCTTTAGTGCCGCTTTTACCAGGTGATCCTGTATAGCTCTTTTTTCCACGAGCTTTTCCTGGGCTTATATGCGGGCTAGCAACGGTAGCGATATTACCTGCCGATGTAGCACCAGCTGTAGCTGTTTCAAATATTTCTCTTATTTTCATAGTATAATATTTATTTCTTTCTACCGCTCTTCATATTAGCGCACCAGTGAGCCATACGTGCTTTTTCACCTGAACTGTTCTTGGCAGTTTTGCGCAACGAGCTAACACTAGCTTTGCAATTTACACCGCTGCGTTTAGCTAGACCCTTACGCCCTGGCTTTTTGCCGTCAGCAAAGTTTTCAACATTATATGTGGGGTCTGTTTTTTGACGTTTCATTCCCTTAGGTTGATTAGGATCAACCGGATCGATATCTGTAGTTGTAAGCCCTAATTTTTCTAAATTTTTAAGATATTCATGTTCTTCTTCTTCGCTACCAAAACTAACAATAGTGCTAGGTGGTCCTTTACCGAAATCGTGTTTACCTAACCCTTTTAGATCACTGATATGCTGACCAAGTTTATACCAGTCATACACATCAGAAACATCAACTCTAACTGTTCCTTTAGGCATGGTTGGTTTTGTTTCAGGACCCCTGGGTTTTTCGTTAGGGTGCTGGTCTTCGATTTTTCTAATAAATTCTCTAGCTCTCATTTCATAGCCACCATAAATTTGTCATGCTTTTCTTTTCGTTGGTCTATATGTTTCATTCCAGGGTTGATAGGTTTAGTTACAGATTTTGTATCTTTAAAACTGTCAACTTTATCTCGAACACGTTCCTTCCAATACCACACAGCGACCTTGGCTGCTATTTCTGGACGTTCGACCAATTCGGGTTTTTCAACTAAAGGCAAACCCAAGGCTTGTCCAGCACGTTTGTAGTTATCTTTTCCAGTGAGCTGTATGTATCCACGTCCTTTGTATTTTGCACCGTCTCCGGGCTTGGTGTTGCCTAGTATCTTTGCTTTACGTGGAGCAAACTTAATATCATATTTTTTGAAATCTAATGAACCACCGAT